GTAGTCCGTCGCGCAATCATCCCAGAGGCCACTGAAACCGCCTCTGATATCGGGATCACGGCGTATTTCACTGCCTGTGGCTTGACTTCAGATGAGGCCGTCGTTGCTCTCGGCAACGCGCTCGGTATGTTCGCTGATGCGGTGTGCGGCCTTGAACGGTAAAATGGACATAATGCGGGCGAGTAGCTCAATTGGATAGAGCACCGGCCTTCTAAGCCGGGGGTTGCAGGTTCAAGCCCTGCCTCGCCTACCACTCGTTGGGATCTTACTGAGAAATCAGGAGATACCCAATGGGTACCGCTTCAAACTCCCTGCAAGCACCGGCTTACCCGCCTAAGCCGATTTCCCGCCTCTTTTCCGGCTCAATTCTCAAATTCATCCTCGGTACGGGCTCGCGTTGCCGTCACCGTGATTACCTGCCAAACTCCAATGGCTCGCTCGATATATGCCAGGATTGCGGCGCTCGGCGCAGCCACCTTTTTGATGGCATCAAAACCCGCCTCGGCTCTTGGACTATGTCCGCGGCCTCGCCGGCGCTCTCCAGTCCCTCCATTCTGGCGATGCAAGACACGCTCTCGCCCGAGCCCGGAACAACCATTCTCGTGTTTGAAACCAACCTGGCCGGCGCTCATTACACCGATGAGGCCCGCTTTGCCGTGGCCACCGCCCGGGCGCGTTGGAACGTGGCCGAAGGCATCACGGGCAACGCCTATGCCCTGCCAACCTGCGATGAGCACCTCAAGCCGCGCAGCGCCGAAGAGATCGCTAAGAGCGTTGATCGCTTTCTCGGCTTTGCGGCTCGCCACTCGAATCTCGGTTTCGACCTAAGCCGCTTGAGTGATGAAGTGATTGCCGTGATGTGCGAGCGCTACGCGCCGGCATCCGAGCAGCGCCAGAAAGAGGCGCTCTAATGGCTACCGTTCAACCCATCCTCATCCCTGGCCTAGAAGCGCTCTATGAGGCCGCGGTGCCCAATGTGCCTGCGCAGGCCAAGCCTCGGCTCACTGCTCAACTGGCGCGCGTTGAAAGCCTCATGCTTGATGGCCGCGCGCGTTCCCTGTCGCAAATCTCCGCGGCGCTTCGCAAGCTCTATCCACAAACCCGTTTTCCCGAGGCATCGGTTAGCGCTCGGCTGCGCGATCTGCGCCGCAAGGGTTACAAGGTGGCACGCGAGGATCGCGGTGAGGGCTTGAGCCTCTATCGCCTTGAGAAAGCCGAGGCGGCCAATTGATCGTTTACATGATCGCCAACCGCACGAGCGGCAAGTGCTACATCGGCAAGACAACGGCCACGCTCAAAGCTCGGTGGCGCCAGCATCGCACCGAGGCGCGGATCGGGAGAATCGATTCTCCGCTCTACCGCGATATGCGCATGATGGGCATTGAGTCTTTCGTTGTGGCCGAGCTGGCCGCGACCAATTCGCAGCGCCGATTGAGCCAGCTTGAGCGGAAGTTTATCCGCAACTTTGGCGCCACCAATGAGCTTTACAACCTCGACAACCACTCGCACGGCGGCAAGCCTCGGCGCGCCGCCGGCATAACTCGCCGCGCTCTTCCGAAAACCCACCGTGACAGGATCGCGGCATCTCTGCGCAGCTACTACGAGCAGCGGAAGGCGGCCCAATAATGGCGACCGCAATCGCAAGCAACGCCGGCAAGATCCACATGTATTCGGGCGCGATAGTAAATCCGTTTTACCTGCAGCCCGAGGATATTTGCTTAACCGACATCGTCTATGGCCTGGCCGGAATACGGCGCTATCAAGGCCAATCACGGCTCACAGTGGCGCAACACTCATGCCACGTTGCCGATGAGCTGCAAAAGGCATACGGCGATCCGCGGCTTACCTTAGCCGGGCTTATGCACGATGCCAGCGAGGCATATCTCGGCGATATTCCGAGCCCGATGAAATGCTTGCCCGAATTCGAGTTCTACAGGGTGGCAGAGGATCGGGCGATGCAGATCATTGCGCGGCGCTTTGGCTTTCTCTATCCGCTCGCGCCCGAGGTGCATGAGGTGGATGTGCGGATGCGCTTCACCGAGCAGAGAGATATCTATGGCCGCAAAGCGCGGCCAGATGACTCACATCGGGCTTTCGCTCTCAAGATTGTGCCGTGGAGTGATGCCGCCGCCGAGCTTCAATTCCGCACACGGTACTACCGACTTACTCGTGAGCTGCGCTAGGCGCTCAACCTCCACACTTCCCACCCATGAAATCAGGAGAAAGCAAGATGGCCACTACCCTTGAAATGCCTGCCGCCGCAGCAACCACTAAGGCAACTATCTCCCTGGATCACTTGCGCCAGGCGCTCAAGATCATTGAGCCGGCGCTCGCCGGCAAAACCACGATTCCGGTATTGCACTCCGTACGGATGGAGCAACTACCCGAGGGCCTGGCCGTGCAGGCCACCGATCTTGAGATTGCGATCCGCGCGCTCATCCCTGAGAATACCGAGCTTGATCGTGTGCTCTTGATCTCATCCGATCGATTCCTCTCATGGGTTAAGCTGCTCGCCGGCGAGGTCGTAAAGATCAGCGCCAACGCAGCGCGGGCCTCGGTGAGTTGTGGCCGATCCAAATCCGCCATTCCCACCTATGGCGCCGGCGCCGGCCCAAGCTATCAGCCCTTTAATCTCTCCGAGGGCGAGGCGCAGGCCATAAAGCTCGCGCAGGCAGATCTCGCGCGACTCTTCAAATTCGGCGGATTCGCTATGGGCGATGAATCGCGCTTTGCACTCAACCAAGCCCTGCTCGTGGGCAACGGCAAGACACTGCGCATCGTGACCACGGACGGCCACCGCCTGGCCATCTACGATATGGCCTCGCGTGTGGAAGTAAACCAGCTCTTGCCCAAGCGCTTTATCCGCGCCGTGCAATCGGTTCTCAACGACGAGGGCGATATCACGATCAAGAGCACGCCGGCCTCGCAGCTCGCAGAGATCGCTGCAGATATTCCGGTTTTCATTCAGTGTGTCAAATCTGCAAGCTCTTTCCCGGCCTATGAAAAAGCGATACCGGCGAGCCATGATGTTGCAATCTCATTCAGCGCCGCCGAGATGTACGGCGCGCTTGGCCGTTGCCTCTCGATGGGTGACCGCTCTACGAACGCCCTGGCCCTCCGATTCTCAGCCGATGAGATCCTCATCCACTCATCCGATGCGCAGGCCGGCGAGTCAGATGAGGTAATCAGCGCAACCGGCGGCCCTGAGACGCCGATCACCATTCGCCTAAACGGTAAGTACGTGGTCGATGGCCTCAAGCCATTGGATGGAGATGCCGAGATCCTGCTCTCTCGTGCGCCTCAAAGCGCTCTCACCATCCGCGCCACTCCAAAGCCCGATGAACTTTACCAATACGTGATCATGCCCCTGGCCAACAAAGGCGGTAACTAGGCGCCATGACTAAGGCAGAGGCTCGGAGAAAGTATTGGGAGAATATAACGCCCGAAGAGCGCCGCGCGCGGATGTTGGCCGCGCGTAGCGCTCGCAAGCGTAGCACTCGGCTCGATGACGTGGCCGCCGAGTTGGGGATTGCCCGGAGCGTGGCGCGCCACCTTACCTTGGAGCGCGCCGTCGAGATCCTCAAGATGGACACCGCAGGCCGCATTGAGGCGATTCGATTGGAAGGGCGCAAGCGCCGCAAGGCCCGCGCGCCCAAGCCCGCACGAGCGCCGCGCGTTGAGCGCCCGGAAGATCCGGGGCAAGTTGAGCGAATGATGCTCTTGGTATCGAAAAGGAGAGGCGCTTAGATGGCCGGCGATTGGCAGCGGTGGTACCAGCACGAAATCGATAAGTGGCAAGGCAGCGCAACCGTACAGACGTTTTCAGACGTGGCTTACAGAGGCTTTCACAACTTGATCATGGCTCAATTCCAAACCGATGACGGCAAACTGCCCAACAATCCGGCGCAGCTCGCAAAGTTGAGCCGGCTTGGGCCTCGGTGGGCAAAGGCCGCCGATGAGGTGCTGGCCGAGTTTCAGGATGACGGCAACGGGCGCATCTTCAATGCCACGCAATACAAGGCTTGGGAAGCGGCAAGGGCTCGCCACGAGGCTTATGTTACTCGCAAAAGCAAGCGCGATACATTGCCCGGCGGCAAGCCAAAAGCCGGCGATCCGGCGCCCATCGATACCCCATCGATAGGTGATCGATCAGGCATCGATACCCCATCGATAGAGGATGGATCGGGCATCGATAACCCATCAATAGACATTTCGCAAGGTATCGATGACACGAAGGAGAAGGAGAAGAAGAAGGAGAAGAAAGATAAAGACAAAAGCGCAGGGGCAAGCCCTGCGCCGGTTGATCCGGTTCTCTTTTTCCCGTTGGCCGAGGGTACGCAATACGGCGTTGACCGCTCGCGCTTGCCAGGTTGGCAAGAGGCTTTCCCTGGCGTGGATGTGTTGCACGAGCTTTACATGATGCGCGAGTGGCTGATCGCAAACCCAACGCGCCGTAAGACGGGTCGCGGTATTTCGGCTTTCGTTGTCACCTGGCTATCACGGGCGCAGGATTCCGGCAAGACAGCGCCGGCGAGCCCGGCGACGGTGGGAATGTACACCGGCCCGGCGCCTGCGAAAGCAGCAGAGCCTAAATCTATCGGCGAATTCATGGGACCGAATTGGTGCGCTCACACGGTTGCAGCCCACGAAGCCGGCAAAGGGCTGAACGATCTGCAGCGCGATTACATCCGCGAATTAGCCAAAGCCTCGAAACCCGAAAGTGAGGCCGCCTGATGGCGCAAACACTCGATGTAAACCGTTGGCACGCCTGCAGGCCGCAATACACGTACACGCCGGCGATGTGGTTCTTTCACCGCCTGATTGAGTCCGCTTACCTCGATGCCACCGCGATTGTGGACCGGCGCCCGAGCGATGAGGCAATCCTGGCGCGGGATTGGATCGCTTGCTCAATCGAATTGCCGGCGGCGAGTGAGCCGGGCTTTGTGAGCTTTGCCGAGTGTTGCCACTGGCTCGGCATCGACGCCAATACCGAGATGGTTGGACTGCTCGAAAAGATCGATCAGCTCGGCGATTTTGACACCGACGAAGCATTCGAGCGGCTTGAGTCTTTGAGCCTGCAAGAGGCCGCCGACGATCCCGAGCCGCTTTTCGAGGATATGCGGATTGTGCCGGCGGTTGACCAACTAACGATGTTTATTTAACCCGCGAGAGGATAGAAAACCATGATGAATACAGCTCTTTTGCTCATCGGCTTTGTAGTTGGCTCAACCGCTGCAAGCCTCGCCATTATGTGGGCGTATACGCGCCCGTGGGGCCGCAAGGCGCAGCAACGCGAGGCGCAATACCAAGCGCAGCGCCAGGCCGCCGAAAGTGCCTTGGATCTGATTGCGCTTGAGCGCAACCGGCAACAATGCGAATGCGGTTATGTGCCCACGCATGACGATGTACACGTTGCCGGCGAGCTGGCCTTGGCCGCGGTTGCTTATGCAAGCCCGCTCGATATCGATCCGGTACGCGGCGGCCAATCGCTCGGCATTGTCGATTTCGAGGGAAACATCTTTCCCGTGTATCCATTCAACGGACGGCCCGAGCAGGTCTATTGCGGTGAGCGGCGGTGGTTGCCTTTCGAGCAGCGGATTCAGCAACTCGTGATTGCCGGCGCCTTCATCGTTGCCGAGATCCAGCGTTACCAAAGGATGGGCGCCGATGTTCGGTAAAGACTGGGATCTCAAGAGCACCCACTCGTTAGAGGCCGCCGCGGAGTATTTCCGCAAGAAATCCGATGCGCTGATCGTGATTGTCATACGGCCTCACGATGGCACCCTAGCCGCGGATCTACTGATCGACGGCATCGACGTTGAGGATCGGTTGAATCAGGACATTCACAAACTCACTAACTCACTGCAGGAGATCCGCGATATCGAGCGCGCAAGGCAACTCAAGAGGGAGAAAAAGCAATATGGGACCTAAACGGCAGACGCCGCTCGTGTGGCGACAGAATCTCTTTCGGCCCGAGCGCGCATTTGTCCCGGAGTGCAGGGGTTCACTCGGTAGGACGCTTAGGTTTCCCAGCACCTGGAATCAATAGCGGTCCAGTGATCGGCTGCAATGATTGCCACGCGATCAACTCGGTGCCAATTTGTGGCGTTGGCAGATAACGCCAAATCCAATAAGAAAATCGCCATTGGTTGGAGTCGTTATCGAACTTAATCATCAATTGTTCGATGGTGGGTCTGTTCCGAGCAAAGACCCTAAAAGTGTAGACATTCTCCTTATCTCGCTTTGGACGAATTACAACGTCTCCCAAGGCTGTCCCATAGGTGCTACTTACCGAGCCAAGAGCGATCTTCGTCGGATGGTAGTTTTTTGCGAAGTCCTCTGTGCTAGTTGGCTCTCCTTCTTGGATGAACACCTGCGCATCCCAAACCGTATTACTCCCAGTATCGAAAACCTGAATGGAAAACTCATCGCTGTCCGTAGGAAGTAAATCTTTCGGTGATGGAGAAAAGAAAAGATAGTCACTGCCTCCAGTCATACCATCTAAAATCGCTTGATTCTTGGTCGTCGATTCGATGTCGCCCCTATGAATTGCTTGCACCTCGAACACTGCAAAAGCAATTAAAAGAGCAATCCACGTCATTTTCTCGTAGATGTGCATGTCTGCGCGCACGCTCATGATTCCTGCCACGAGCGCAAGAACACCGATGCACACTCCGGGTAATTGGGGATGGCAGTAGAAATAGACAACCGAGCCAATACCGAGGAGCACCAAAACCCATGCCACCACAGGGTTGCTATTCCATTCGTTCGCAGTCCAATCAGCCCACGCTTGAAGATGCTTTTGCATAAGTTAGACCTGGATTCTTGATTTTGTACTTATCTGAGTTGAGGAGTCGCCTTTCGTTATGCTCAAGAAACGCCACTATCGCGCTTGACCTAGTTGTGGCCAGTGTCGAGCGGATAAGGCATTTGCGTCAAGTCAAAGTCAGAGTCGAAGGAAATCTGACGATATTTTCCCTGATAGGTTGCCTCGATATTCAGCTTAGACGGAAGGGGATCGCCTTCTCGAATTCGTATCTCGAACTGCACCGCAGAGTTTCTAGGAATCGTCACGCACCGGATTCTCCGAAAATCCTCATACCACTTCCCGCCTCTTGTCTGCGCTAGGTGGAACGCCTTTTCTCCCTTCGATCTCGAACTTAAAACCCTTGGCATATTCAAACCTTGATCGTCGATCACTTGTACCTCGGGAAGCCCCGTGTCCTCCTTGACCGACTCGATATACGATCCCGCGGGAAGGGTCTGCACTGTCATATCGAAGGCCGAGTAATCTTCGTCTGTTCCGTTATAAATCGTTACTCTTACGTTTCTTTCCGTTTGGTAGATCACCGGATGAAACTCAATCGGATCTGTGTGAAAGACAATTCCAACACTGAATACGATCAACAGAACGCCAATGATGCCCAGAATCACGAAGCGAAGGAAATCGAATTTACTGAAGCGTTCTAACCATATATCCCAGACAAGCATCGCGAATCCGGCATAAATTGCGATGACAGAAGACCAGAAGAAATCTTTCAAAAGGCCGAATGCTCCAAAGCAGATAGAGATCACACCGCCGGCTCTCACCCACTGACGAACACTGCTCGGCGCATGGACTTGTTCCGGCACTGCTGGCGCGGGTTGTGGTTGCGGTTGCGACGGCGGTTGCGGTGGCGGCTTGAATTGCTCAAGTCGCCTTTCATGCCTGTTCGGTCTCTTTTGGGACATTATCCGAGTGCGCTCGCTGAACGGAAGACTTCATTTATTTTAGGGGGCCTTCTAGGTAAATCGAAATCTCAAGCCTTTTCTCTTTTCTTGCAGGAATATTCCTGTACCGGAAGTGAACGCAGCAACGAAATCAGAAACTTAGAGCGAAATTTGCGCGATTGTCCCGCAATAGTCCCGAATGGGCTTTAGATGCGCTTATCTGAGGCCAAAATCGAACACCTCAAGCTCAAATCGGGCCGGCTGCGCGTCTCAGACGGCAACGGCCTCACTTTGGAATTGCTACGCCGCGGCCATCGTGTTTGGCGGTATCGCTATCGATTCCATGGGCGCGAGGAAGTGACCACGCTCGGGATCTGGCCGGCGGTGAGCCTGGCTCAAGCAAGGCAGCAAAGAGATCAGCTCGCCGAAGCAATCGCAGCCGGCGACAATCCAGCCACGGCACGCCGGCGCATTGCCGGATTGCGTGTAACCATCCGCGATTTCGGCGCCCAATATGTGCGGGATGTTGTTGAAAAGACAAGGAAAAACACGCTACCAATCCGGCGGATGCTGGAGCGCGAAATCTATCCAAGTTTGGGCTCGAAACCAGTCTCGGCGGTGACAATCTTGGACGCGCAACGGCTGATTTTTGCCAAGCGCGATGCCGGCAAGCCTGCAGCCGCGGCGGCGATCCGAAACCTGCTCAAGCGGCTCTTTGATTACGCTCGTGTTTGCGGTTTTACCACAGAGAATCCAGCCGCGGCAACGCCGCTCAAGTTTGTGATTCAAGCCAGGGCGAGATCTCGCACGTTGAGCGCCGGCGAAGTGGCGCATTTTCTCAAGCGGCTTGATAGGGCTCGCATTTCTAAGCAGTTACGGCTCGCGTTGCGGTTGATTCTGCTAACACTTTGCCGCAAGAGTGAGCTGCGCTTGGCACGTTGGCAAGATGTGGATCTGGATCGATCGGTGTGGGAAATGCCTTCATCACTCACAAAAAACGGTGATCCTCACGTTGTTTACTTGAGCCGGCAAGCGGTCGAGTTGTTTGTGGAGCTGCGCAGGATCTCGGGTAACACGATGATGGTATTGCCCGGTAAAGGCTCGATTTCTCAACCACTTGCCGCCAATGTTCTCAATCGAGCGATCGCACGTATCAGGTGGGATCTACCGCATTTCACGGTTCACGATCTGCGCCGTACCGGCTCAACGATCTTGCACGAGCAAGGCCACGCGCCGGATGTGATCGAAAAGGCGCTCAATCACAGTATTGGCGGCATCCGCGGCGTTTACAACAAAGCGAAATACGCCGAGCAGCGCAAGGCGATGCTGCAAGCCTGGGCGGATTTCTTAGATGGCCTAATCGACTCAAAACATGACAGCTCGTCTATCCTCTCTTGCTCGGGGTGAATACGGTTAAAAGGAACTGGCATACCTGCATGAAAGCCATAAAAAACAGCAGGGCATGAATGCCGTGCAGGTAGTCGGAGTCTGTTACCAACGTCGGTAGTATTGACATCATCTTCCTTTCACATCTCGTTTTTGGCTGAACCGTAAACTACATAAAGCAAAGCACGATAGAGCGACTGAAACAGGTAGCTGACGGCCAAGGTTATGCCGATGGCGATAGCAATGCTCAACAACCATGCTTTAAGCAATGCGATATTCCAAATACGCCTGATCTCTGCCTCGGATTTCATGGCTTTGCCAGAGAATTCGACTGTATTTCCGTCCGGCATGGAAACCCTTTGCTTGGGCGGCCCGGTAGCCCCAGCCGGTCTGTAGTCAGGGTTCGCAATAACCCCGTCTGGTAAAGCTGCGGATGGTACAACGTCGCTCGCGCTATAGCCTGGCGGCGGTGGAGGTAGTGGCGTGGTTACTGGTTCGCTGTCCAATGCGACTCCATCCTGCCAGTATTCGACGTTAAACGTTGAGTGTGCAGGCCGAAACGCGACCGATGAAGCGCCCAACACCAGTACAAGAGTGATGAAAAAGGCGACTACGGCGAGCCGATGCCACCAGAGCCTCTCAAGCCCGAGCCGGTTGAAAGTTCCCTGCCAGGGATTCAGGATCATTTTGCGCCTTCCTTCCTTTAGTTGGGACGAGGATCCTCACTGTACCAGTTCTGCCCTGTGTTTTGTTGGCGTTGGCTTTCAAATGTCGCGCAAACGACTATGCTTTCTCGCTGCTCCAGACGTTTGACGTTATCTGCATTAGGCCGGCGATTCCCGAGGTTCGGGATCAGTTGGGGTGAATTGGCGCGATTGTTTGATGTGACTGTACGAAAGAAATAGAAGCGGCTGCGATGCCGGTATGGCTTGAGGGCTTTACCAATGTGCATAGATCCCCACGAGGCCAGCCGCTTGCTATCTCTAGCAAAGTAAAGGAGATCGATAGATTGGCGATTGGATGCGGAACGGCCCATAATGACGCGGCAATGACGTTTACGGAGATCGGAAAACGTCTTGGAGTTGGCGGCTGCATGGCTCGGAAAATCTACAACAACGCCATGAGAAAGCTAAGACGCAACCCAATTGCAATGGAAGTATTGGCCGCCGCGGCAAGAAACTGCGCCGAGGCAAGAGCTAAAGCAGCGTGCAATGACCCGGATCGGAGGACGATGAAGAGACAAGCGCAGCGTTATCAGTAACTTAACTAGGATCGAGCACACGTATCATACCTGTGCTTGGGTGGTCGCCTGTACCCATAGGCGGCCTATGGGTCCTTCCGGCATCGAGCGCCGAGAGGGTGACGCGCCACCGCGCTTGTGCCCTAGCGCCAGCGTTTTTGAACGTAATTTCCGTTTCCGACTATGCCGAAGGAAGAGAAAGCCAAAAATTTCGCTGTAATGACAGTTGCCGAAGTCGCCGAGCTGCTCGGAGTCGAGAGCCGCACTGTCCGTAACTGGATCAATGAAAAGGGCTTACCTGCCAAGCAAGATGGCCGAGGCCGCCAACTCGATTGGCACGAGGCCCTGGCTTGGTTTGTTCGCTTGCGGATCTCGGAAAGCGGAAATGGCGGAAATCGGAAGCCCGGCGCCAGCCCGGATTCGCCCGATGAGCCGTTAGAGGATTACGATCAAGCCCTTGCGCGCCGAACTCGCGCCGAAGCGGACCTAAAAGAACTGCAATTGGCCCGTGAGCGGGGCGAAGTGGCGGCAATTTCGGACGTTGAGCGCGTTCTCGCCAACGCCAACAAAGCAACACAGACTCTCATCCTGGCTTTGCCGTCCCGCCTGGCTACTCAACTCGTGGGCATGGATGATCGAAACAAGATCTATGCACTCCTGCAGCGCGAGACAAATTCGCTGCTCGGCAACCTTGCCACTATCGATGCCATGCACGAGGCCAGGCAGGAAACCGAGGAAGAGCAGGAGTGAAACCCTACACCACCTCAGCCGAGGGCCTCGCCGGCCTGCAAGCCGCTTTTGTGCGCTCGGGTAAGATGTACACGCCGCCGCCGATCCTCACGCTTTCCGAGTGGTCGGATCGGTTCGCCTACATCCCCAAAGAGGCCGGCGCCTTCCCTGGCAAGTTCCGTACGGATTTCGCCGAGTATCAGCGCGGCATCCAAGACGCAATCACCGATCCCGATATTGAAACCGTTGTCCTGCAGATGTGCTCGCAGAGT